TATCACTATCACTTCCGGTTAGCGTAACACTAAGCTCCATTGGATTATCTCCCTGAGCATGCGTCCAACTTACTCTGCTATCAGACAACGGCAATCTTACAATTGTATTACCATTACCATCTTGAAGTTCGATGTGAAGTGAGCTATTTCTTATTAATGCTTCTCTTATCCATTTATAACCTGAGCCGTCAAATTCTATTGCCAATTATATCACCTCCTAACTTACTTTTATAAGCACTTCCTCAGACATTGTAAATTTATCGCTTTCAGCAACCAACCTAAATACTTTTCCACTTTGAGTTGAAGTTAATGTGAATGTAGCCTGTCCTTTGGAATCGCTATCAGCAAAATCTAAAGTTTTTTCAGTTTCCTTATTATACAATGTGATTTGCTCTCCTTGCATAATCACAGGTAAGTCAACTGTTAATGTAGCTGTGTCTGTTCCATCTGCTTGAATTTCGGTTTTATCGGTTATTAATTGACATTGAGGATAATCAAGATACTCTTGCTCTGTAATTCTGATCACACTACTGCCATTGGAAGCGTTATAATCAAGTTGACATACACATTCTAAAGTGTCCTTTCTGTATTTAGGTGCTCTGATTGCATCTATTGGAATTGGGTAAACCACATCATTGCCATCTTTTCCTAGTTGTAATTTAAAATACATACTCACACCTCCTTTTAGTAGCCCATTAAACCGACAAAATAAGCCAAGTCATAACCAGTAACTACATGAATTGTATTGTCATTAGTATCCGTCAAATATAAAAAATCATCAATCCAACCAAGTCCACCGGGATTGGTAGCTGTTGAAGATAAAACTTTAACAACTACACCAGAAATATTCATTTTCTCTAATTTTCCATTATCTTGGTCATGACCCCAAATATATTTCCCATCATAAGCAAGTCCTGATGTGAATCCAGATACTGTATAAGAGGTGGAACTCCCTAATTCTTTGAGATAGTTAGTATTATTTTCGGCATCATAGTAAGCATACCAAAAACTAGTTCCATCATAAGTAATTCCTCCTGCTGAGTAGCCATAAGTATCATCTCCTTTTGATTCACATGTAAACCTACCCAATCTATTCCCATTTAAATCAAATCTAACTTTTTCAATCCATTGGTCATCTGGTGATGTTGAATTATAATAAAAACCAGATGTTAAAACATGTACTTCCCCATTAACTATTACTGCATCACCAAAATATTCATCAGCCATATCATCACTTGTAAATTGTTTGGGTAGGGTAACCCTAGATAGTTCAACACCATTCATATTATACTTAATCAATTCTCCGTTAGAACTAGGTTGATGAGGAATGACAACATAGAGATATGTCCCATCAGATGTAACAACTGTTACACTACCGGGTTCCCCTGTTGAAAATTCATTTATTTTAGTACCAATAAACTTATTAATTTTCCATTGACTTTTACCTGTCTGACCATCAACCTCAATCATTGTACCTAGTTTGCCTTCAAAATAAGCATTTCCAGCGGTATCAATACTAAATGCACCATTACTGCTTCTAATACCATTTTCATCTGCTTCTACTGCTCCACCACCTGCTATCCATTTGCCAGTAGTGTCAAAACCTGCTCGTTTATTACCTGCTGAATTGTAACCCCAAACACCTTGATTAGTAAGTTTAACTCTTCCTCCTGCAGCTTGACCTTGTAAAGCATCAAAATTATGTTGATCTTTAGCGTGATTATCTCCTGTTATATCAGCACCTGCTTGAAATCTAGTGATAGAGAAGTTGGTCGCTTGTGCTGTTCCAAAAGGAGCATCATGCCCGTTCATTTGTAAAAATGGTCTTGCTTTAATAAATCCATCTGGGACTGTAATTGTTGCTGTGACATGAGTCCAATCATTTCCAGTAGATAAATCAGCAAGTGGTTGCCAATTATTACTACCATCTGCCTTTTCAAAATGCAACCCGAATCTAGTCTCATAATTTGCATTGGTTGTATTTATGTCAGCAGAAACAAAATATTTCTCACCTTCTTTTACTGGAAACCAGTTATCTTCATAAGCATCTCTTTGTGATACTTCGATTGCTTTCGTGAAAGATTGTCCTGTTACACTTACAATATTACCTGCTGTCCACTTTCCTAATTGACCATCTTCAAAAGTTGGTTTCAATACCATATTATTAGGATTGTCAGGAGTTTCAGTATCAGTATAATCATTAGCATTACTCTCAGCATTATTAGCTTTAGCCTGGGCCCCAGCTTCATTTTCTGCCGGTGATCCCGAAACAGTTATGCCGTTAGCATCAATATAGGTAGAACTGTTTTCACTTTGAACTTTCATATTTCCGGTAAGTGTAAGAACCTGGGCTAATATTTCATCAGATAAAGTTACAGTCCAGAATTTAAGTTCATACAATGTTAATGCTGCATCAAATACTATTCTCATTTTGCTTGTAGCTACCATCTTATCATTATCAAACCGTTTTATATTCCATTGGTTGGCGTTACAAGCCACAGGACTAGCACTAGAACCTATTACATCTATCCAAGCTTCTGTGTCTTTGTCCCAAGCTTGTACATAGTAATTACAGGCAACACTAGGATAGAATCTAACCATGTCAAAGAACCACTGCATCGGATATTCAAAAGTAATGGTTGGTGCACTACCGAAAGCAGGTCCTAATCCTGTATCCATATCCCAAAGTTGTTCTAATGATCCAGAGCTTGGCGTTACATCACTTATAGGATTAATATTGAACGATTGATTTATATCCTTTGCATCAATTAGGTTAGGAGTAATTGAGCCACTACCCCATGGCCCTTGTTGACCTAACTTATCTATGAATCTAGCTCTTACATAGTTAGTTGTATCACCAATAGCAGGTACTTCTCTGATAAAATCTTTTCCCTTATAAATCTCTGGACTACCAAAATTGCTGTCGGTATCAATTTGAAATTCGATAATATCTAAGTCTTTGATATTCGGATCATCAACTGCTAATTGTAATTGCGATAGTGTAGAATTAACATGTAATGTCGGCTGTGGAGGTACCGCATTAGTAATAGTTACACTCGCTGCATTAGCTGAATATACACCGCTACGATTGAATGCTTTGATATAGAATGTCTCACTAACTGTTTCTGGTTCCTTAATGTGAGATAATGCATTACCTCGATAGATTAATTCTGAATTAGCAGTAGTATCTTGACCCCAGTCCATATCTGCGGTTCTTATTTCAAATCCCGACTTATCTTGATCAGGTATATCATTCCATTGTAAGACTATTTGATCTTCAAAAGTACATGTAGCCCAGGTAACATCACTTGGTGGATTTTCATTACCAGTTATAGTTATTGTAGTAGTTGGTGATGTTCCAAAGTCTGCTTTAATACCGTGCCTATTTTCAGAAACTACCTTAACATCGTAAATTTCTGGACTAACTGGTTTGATATCAAACTCTAATTCTTCAGTTCTTCCTGCATAAGTCCATTCAACAGCTGAGCTAACTTTGTAGTAGGTATGAGCATACTTCCAGTAATGATCTGCTGGCTTATCGTATGTGACATGAATAGCAGGCACATAAGACCCATCTCCTATTAACTCACCACTTTCAATAGCTGTCAAATTAAGTACAGTATCTGGCTTAGCAAATGGATTAGGCAATGTAGAATCTTTTTTTGGTTGCTGGACTATTCCCTCATCATTATAAACTGCATCATTATGTTCTTGACAAATCAACTTCATTTCATCATTCTTATCTTCTTTAATCTTTAAAATACGAAATTCTTTATCAGTCCACTCCGGCAAATCATGAGTTACTGTAATTACATCTCCTACTTCACAATGAATGCTATCTATACCAGCTTTAAATTCGCAAAAAGTAGTGCAATATTTAGCTTTATTAAGATAAAACCTTGCTTCTCTACCAGCTTGACTAAATCTTTTTATGCCCAGTAAACTAATTTTCTTTTCTCTAACTTCTCCGCTGCTTTCAATATTTGAATCATCTACATATTGAACCCGTATCTTTTCCCAATTGTTATTAGGATCAATATACTGAACTGTTACTTTATTAGGAATATCTTTTTTACTAGCCTCCCAATAAGCAAAAGAATCTTTAACTATGTTATTCATAGCAAAAGATTGAGTTGGAGCTTCCGGAGCATCTATTTTTAATCTTAATTCACCGCTGGAATATATAAGTATCCCTCGAAAAGTTCCTAATATCTCTTTAATAAGATCTAGACTAGACTTAGCTTGATTAATAGCTATATCTAACTGAAACCGAGGTTCTTGTCCTCCCTGTCCGTCGTCAATTAATTCATTACAATAATTTGCTGATTCAATAAAGCTATCTAAATCTATATATTGCTTATCTATTCCCAGTCCATATCTTTTATTGGTAAGTAAATCCAAAAGGCAATAAGCAGGATTACGGCTATATTGAGTAATCCAACTAGAAGAACCACTGTCCCAAACTTCAACTTTGCGACCTTCTATTAATGCTGTAATGATTCTTCTCCCATCTAATGAATCCTCTAATTCTTTCCCGTCTAGTTCAGCACTAATATAGGCAAGATAAGGGAATGTCTGTCCCTGATCATTAACTGCATCCGCCGTTTGTGCTCTATTACCTAGCTTAGTTCTAGCCTGAGAATTATCAAAATTACTAAAACTAACTTCGCCTATTTTTATATTACTTATAGACTGGATTGGTCCTTCACTTACTCCAATTTGCATATCTTTATATCGATTATTATCACCGGTTATTTTTTCATAGATAATATTCCCACCTAGCATATTCCGACCATACACTACAGGAATGGGAAGTTCTTGACTCTTAGTATTATTTTTATTATGAAAATACTCTTTATCAGGTTGGCCAGGTCCCGAACCAAAAAGTTCAGTTGCTACATAACTAACTGCTTGCGATACTGCCCAATTAACTGCTGCTGTTATTATTGCCTCTGCCATCTAGCTATTCACCTCTTATCCTCCATAATGAATGAAAAAACTTTTTATAATGCTTCAATCTTATTACAGCTACTTTCTTTCCTCTCCGAGCGTGAATAAATCTACTACGGCTGATCATGACTCCTGCGTGCTTAGGGATTCCTTTAAAAGAAAAAACAACCACATCCAGTGGTTGTCTATCATTAATTTCTACTTTTTTACCATACTGCTTTAAACCATTAATAAAACGTTCAGGATCATCTTTGTACCAATCTTCTGGAATGAACTTACCATCGTCATCTGGTAGATATATATTATTATCTCTAAGAAAACTAACGACTAAACCAAGACAATCTAAACCGTTTAAATTCCTACCGTTATGACGGTAAGGTTTTCCTACGTGTTTTCTAATTACTTCCTTCATAATACCACCACTTTTTATTTATCCAAATTTGCGTACATTTCTTATTTTAGGGATCGATAGAAAACCACCATAATACTGTGTATTACTCCAAAAGGCACAACCATGTCCTCCATCATATGATTTATCACAGCCTGCTTTCATATCATATGAATCTCCAGCTGTTATGTCTGCTGAAAATGGATATTCTACCTTCACGTAACCACTGCCAGATTCAACTATATGCCTGCTTTCACTACCAATTGTAATCTCGCCATATTTCCAGTAGTTACTTGCTTCAGTTATGTCACTGTCATTGATAGTAAGGTGATCTGCAGAAATATACTCTACTGTGCCTATCTTAGTAGGTACCGAAACTCCACAAGTATCTGGACCCCCAAACTGCCAACTACATTTAACTCCATAAAATCTACTCGGCAAATCCTTATCGAGAGTATCTAATCTCGACACTACATCGACTGTCATAACTTCTTGATTAACTTTTGGAGCATCCATAATACCATCAAACATAATTATTTTATTATTTGCACTATCTAAATGATCCAAAAATACTTTCCAGATTACAAGTCTACGCCCTTGAAATTTAGTATTAGCAATATAAGCAGACATTTCCTTATTGACATTACCAATAGTTACACTAACTTCATCAACTTTCGTATCAGCATTGGTACTAATACTCCCTCTATCTAGGTTAGCAGCTGTATAAGTCTGAGGGTTACCGTTCTCATCGAAAAATTGTATATCTTTCTGATAACGAGCTAGATACAAAGTTTGCTGATCCAAGAAGACTTGATATAATTCGATAGGCCGGTTATATGATTTATCCTTTTCATTTTGCACATCCGTACTTAAATCACGAGACATACTATATCACTTCCTCAATGGTTAAGCTAAAACCGTATTTTAAATACCATTCAATGCTTCGGTTTAATTCATCTTCTACAAATCTAACCTCAATTTCTTGCACTGTACCATCTTCTTTCTTCCAATCCCACAAAAAAGGCTCATAACTTCCTTTTCTATTCTCAAAAAACTGCCTTATTTGTAATGCTTTATTAGTATCTAAGTTAGTTTTTTCAAATGTCAATTTCCATCTACGCGGCTTTCTGCCTTTGTTTCTCACTTGCTTATTACCATCTTCATAAGTAGTCGATATATTAAAATATCCTGTTCTATCATTGACTTTAGATTGATTATGCTTAAAATCAAATTTGGCTAACGCCATATCACCACCTCCAAGAAAGGTAAACTTTTATTTAGTATGTTTTTTGATCACTTCTCGAGTAGTTCCATTGCCCATAATATCTTTATTGACTACCGTTGTTATAGCTTCTGGGTTCCTAGCAGCAAGATCAGCAAATGATTTAGCATCAACAGCTTGAATATTAATATTATAACTATCACCACCGCCACCTTGTCCAGATAAAAGAGCCTGTGTATCCCTTCTATTTAACACTAATTCTCCCGTTTGAGCTTTAATAATCCTTTCATCTGGTCTTAAACCTACTACTCCTCCAGTATGATAAGATTGTAAACCGTTAGTAGTTATTAATCCTCCATCATGAGCAGTAATAAGTGATGAAACAAAGTCACCAATTAATCCCCCGTCACCTTCACCTTCACCTAAAAGAGCATCAATCATTGGTTGAACTACACCCTTTTTGATTATCATTTTTTCTAATTGAAGGAGAATATTTCGAAATACATCTTTTAAACTTTCTCCTTTAGCAATAGCTTCACTCAAACCGTCTACTAAATTATTTTTAAATAATTGGAATTTATTTTTAGCTTGATCAATGTTATAGCCTAAATCAATAAAATAATTCTCTAGCCAATTTGTTTGAGAGGTTGACTGACCATTGTTCCCCATCTTTTTTATTTCTTTATTAATTAACTCTAAAATTTGTTTGTTATTCTTATACTTAACTGCTAAATCTTCTAATTTAGTAATTGTTGCTTTGACTCGCTTACTTTCAGAATCATACCTATCCTTGACTTGGGTTTTAATTTCAGCTATATCTTCCTTAGCGATCTGTTTAAGCATATTGCTTTTTATTCTTTTTAGTTGCATCCATCTATCAGAATACTTCTTTTCAGCTGCTAATTGTTGATCTAATATATCAATATATTGTTTCTTAGTAATCTCTCTTTGATCTAACTTAAAATTAGCAATTTTTAATTCTCTTTGTTTTTCTTTTTGCAGTTGGCGTTGTTCTCTTTGTTCTTTCCTTTTATCAAGTTTTTCCTTTTCAGACTGGTACCACTTTTCGATTTTAACTTTATCCGCGCCTTGCTCTTCATATCGCTTTTTTTTCTGCTTTAAAAGATATAATTCATAATCATACCACTGTTTATTATTCTTTTTAATCTCTTTAGTAAGCTGTCGATTAATATTAGCTATTTGTTCTGCCGTAGCTCCTTGTTCTTTTTCTGTAAGGTTTAAGTATTCTTTCTTTAACGAAGCTCTCGTTTGCAGAGACAGTTTTTCATTTTTAGATTGTTCCTTTAACCATTTAGTATATTTTTCCTTACTCATCTTACTTAAAGTCACTAAAGCTTGAGCCTGCTGTCTGGCTTCCTGAGTTAATTGATCCATATTCTTTTTAGTGTCATCTGTAATTTCCTGATTGGTCTCTTTTGATTTTTTGACTAAATAATCTAACTCTAATTTAAACTGTGCTTTAGTAGTAGCCGACCATTTGTCATTTTTGAGTTGTTCTTGCAAAAATGACTTATATTTTTTTTCAGAAATATCGCCAATAGTCATCTTAGCTCTCATTTTTCGCATTTTATCTAAAATTTCTCTTTCGGCTTCTCTAGTTTCCTGCTGCTCTTCAAATTCATTAATTTTAGACTCTATTTTTTTTGCTTTAGCTCTTAATTTTTGTAATTTTTTACTATTAGGATGAGCTTTACTGGCTACTCTTGAGCCTAAAATGGAATCGCTTTGTTGATCCTCTAACCTTTTAATTTCATTT